ATATATTTAAACTATTTAATTATTAACTATTAATAGTTAGTAGAACTAAATTGATTTTCGCTGAAAAGATACCCATATCATAAAATAAATATATATTTAGATTCAACCACTTAGCGTATATATATGAATTGCCCTATTTTTGCAGTGCCTTCCCTGCGAATCTAGGGCGTAAATTTCAAATAAATAACAAGGTTTAAATGCCACTTATAAAAGGTTATAGTTCTAAAAGCATTGGCAAAAATATTCGCAGAGAGATGAAAGCTGGAAAATCAAGAAGTCAATCTGTTGCAATAGCTTTATCAGTTGCTAGAAAAGCAAAAAAAAGAATAAAAAAATAAATGCAAATTAGGAAGGTTAAAATAATAAAATCAGAAAAACATAGACGATTTGTAGCATCTTATAGTTGTATTATTTGTAAATCTCCAAATGTTCAATGTGCCCATATAAGATCAATTCCTAAATATGGAAATGTAGGAATGGCAGTTCGTAATGATGCTTTTTGTGTTCCATTGTGCATATCACATCACGCAGAACAGCATTTAATTGGCGAGAATAAATTCTATTTTAAATACTCTATAAATCCTATATACATATCTGAAATGATTTGCAAAGACAGTCCTTGTAAAAAGATTCAGTCTTTGCCAGAAGGATTTTTTGATGAATATAGAGAATATACTAAAACACACTCAAAAGGTTATGTGTGATAATTCGCTTTACTCTAATAGAGAATATTTTTATATACCACATAAAAAAATTGCTATGGCTATTATCAAAGAATTAACAAACATTAGTTACGAGGCAATAGGTAAAGAGTTTAAAAAATCTTGGTTTGCAATTTATAAAGATTGTAAAGATGTAAGGGACCAACATAAAGTTTTATTTAATAAGATATTAGAGAGGGTTAAAAAGAAAATATGAAAGTAGATATTACTAAACCTAAATTAAAAAAACTTTATCAGGCACTACAGGATAAAAAGCCAAAAGATGAATTTCAGATGGCTAGGACCAATCTAAGTTCTGACGCATTGGAAAGATATGTTTTATTAAAACTAAAGGAAGCAGATGAAAAAAGAAAACCTTAATCAATTAATTGAAAATACTAAACTTCAATATTTAAAACTAGATCAAATAAAACCATACACAAATAATCCTAGAAAAATTAAAAATGTAGATAAAGTTGCTAAGTCCATATCTGAATTTGGATTTCAACAACCAATAGTAGTAGATAAAAATAATATTATTATAGTCGGACATACTCGTTATCAAGCAAGTAAACAACTTGGATTAGATAAAGTTCCAGTATTAGTAGCAGAGTTATCTGACAAACAAGCAAAAGCATATCGGATTATAGATAATAGATTAAATGAAGATAATGAGTGGGATAAGGATTTATTAAATATAGAAATTAAAGATCTAGAAAATGAAAACTTTGAAATTAAAAACTTTGGATTTGATGATATTGAATTAGAAAACATATTAAGAGATTCAGAACCAATCGTTGATTCATTTTTAAGTACAAAAGCAGAACCAGTACAATTAATGAAACTTAAACCTCACCCTAAGCATTATAAGGTACACTTAGACGATCAATTAGAACACTTAGCAAAATCAATTACGCAACACGGATTTTATAGAAATGTAGTCGTGGCAAAAGACTATACAATTTTAGATGGACATGGGGTTGTATCAGCTTGTCATAAACTTAAACTTAAAGAAGTTCCAGTTATTAAACTTGATATAGATTCTGATAGTCCACAAGCATTAAAAATTTTAACTGGTAATAATGAAATAGGAAAACTTGCTGAAATTGACGACAGAAAACTTAGCGAACTATTAAAAGAAGTTAAAGATAAAGATGGTTTGGTTGGAACTGGTTATGACAAAATGATGTTAGCTAATTTAGTTATGGTAACAAGACCACAGCACGAGATTAATGATATTAATGAGGCAGCCGAATGGGTTGGTATGCCAGATTATGTTCCTAAGGACCACTATATTAAATACACAGTAATTTTTAAAACTGAAGAAGATAGAAAATCTTTTTGTGATATGGCTAAAATACCACAAGGAAAAGAAAAAGGTAGGACTTGGAGTGTTTGGTGGCCACTTAAAGAAAAGGAAGATTTAAAATCAGTTAAATATGAATAAGCCAAAATACCCTATTTATGTAATTTCAAAGGGTAGATATGAAAATTGTTTAACTGCAAAGTTCTTGATTGAAGATAAAGTTGATTTTAAATTAGTTGTAGAACCACAAGAAAAAATTGAATATGTAGCAAGATTTGGTGAACATAGAGTTTTAACACTTCCATTTCAAAACTTAGGTCTAGGTTCTATTCCAGCTAGAAACTGGTGCTGGGAACACTCAATTAAGGAAGGTCATAAAAGACATTGGATATTAGATGACAATATTAGATGTATTAGAAGATTACATTATGGCAAAAGATTAAAATGTAATGCAAACAAAGCATTTATAATAACTGAGGACTTTACTGACAGATACGAAAATATAGGAATTTCAGGATTAAATTATACTTGTTTTGCAATTAATAAAATTCCACCATTTTATTTAAACAACCACGTTTATTCTACTTTGCTTATAGACAACAAATTACCTTACAGATGGAGAGGAAGATATAATGAAGATACTGATTTATGCTTACAAGTTTTATCTGGTGGGTTGTGTACTGTTTTAATGAATATATTTTTAATTGATAAAATGGCTACAATGACAATGAAGGGTGGAAACGCTTCTGAGTTGTATAAAGGTGATGGAAGATTAAAAATGGCTAGAGCTTTGGAAAGACTTTGGCCAAGAGTAGTTAAAACCGACAGAAGATTTAAAAGACCACAACACGTAGTTGCTCATCAATGGAAGAAATTTGATACTAAATTAATTCGCAGAAAAGATATTGATTGGAATAATATGAAAACTAATAACTACGGTATGAAATTAGTTCAGGTTGGAAGCGAAATTAAGTCCAAAGAAATTAAGGATTTAATAAATAAGGTATAGAAAACAATAACTTATTATTGTGTATTAATTTCACAAATCATTTTAATAATTTATATATTGCAATAGTTTAACTATTAATCTATTGAGAAAAACCTAACCTAAAATGGAGTAATTGCTATGGATAAAACACTAGAGCAAATATTAAAGTTGTTGGATAAGGCAGATGACTTAAACGCAAAGATCAGAGACAAAATAGAGGCATCACTTGATGAATATGAAGAAGAAGATTCATACGATCAAGATGAAGATGATCTTGATATGTCAGATGAAGAAGATTCTGACGAAGAATAAATCTAATCAAAGATAGGCATTATTGCTGGAAGGTTATCGCTAACCAGCTATAAAAATGAATATGAAAGTTCTGTCGCAGAAAATCTACGACTATTGCTTAATAGGTTTGTTTTTATTTTTAATATTTTTGATAGGAACATATTTTCCTAATGACTATACTAAAGATAAAATTCGCCAAGACACAATCAATCACATAAAAAAAATAGGTTTCTTTGAACCAAAAGTAGATAACAGCTCTACAGATAAGTTTATTTTATCAATGCAAAAATGTATTGCTTATATAAACTTAGATTTAACTAAGGACCAACATATACCAACATCATTAATTATTGCACAAAGCATAGTTGAAAGTAATTTCGGTACTTCAAGATTTGCTAAGGAAGGCAATAATCTATTTGGCGTAAGAGTATGGAGTAAAAATGGTATGCTTCCTTTAAAACAACACGAATCAATAAATTGGCGAGTTAAAACTTATTCAACGAAATGTAAATCTGTAAGAGATTATATTTCAATACTTAACAATAACCACCACTATAAAGAATTTAGATATTTGAGAAACAAAACAAAAGATCCAATGAAACTAGCAGATAAATTAGATAATTTTAGTACTAGCATTGAATATACAAATCATGTTAAACAAATACTAATTAAATATAAAAACATTCTATGATTAAAATACTTATAAAAATCAACAGCTTATTGGATAAATTAATCTGGAATCATTTTATCAAACAACGCAATAAAAGATTAAAAAATGGCAAATGAAACTACATCAACATCAGTAAGTGTTCTCATAACACCACAAAAAGCAAAAGGTAGTTATAGAGTTTATAAACCTAAAAAATCAAAAAAGAAAAAATGAAAAAACCTGTATGGGAAAGAAAAAGACCTGCTAAATATGGTAAACCAAAACCATTTAATACTAAGTCTAAATCATATAAAAAAGCCAGACGTTCTGCTGGTCAAAAGTTTGGCAAAAAAACAAGTCTTGTTAAAAACCTTTATATAGCAAAAAAACTTAAAAGAAGATGAGTTTACCTAACGAAATAGTCTTTGGAAGCAGACTGGTTAAGTTAGAATACATTGATAAAGAAATAGCATCTAAGAAAAAGATTTTCGGTGAATTTGACTCAGACAAAAACACTATGACTATAGATAAATCATTAGATAATATTGAAATGAGTAACACACTACTTCACGAGATATTTCATTTAATTCACGATGAATATAAAATAGATTTACCAGCTAAAGCTGAAGAAATAACCTGTAATTCATTAGCTAATGGTATATGCCACATACTATATCAAAATCAGAATCTATTAGAGTTTCTTTACAAATCACTTAAAAAGTAATAATAGCCATATTTACGATTACATTATCGGTTAATTATGGAAAACGAACAAAAGAAAAAAGCTGGTAGGCCATCTGTCGTTCTTGACAGAGAAGAAGTATATAAATTAGCATTATTCCATTGTACTCTAGATGAAATGGCACATTTTTTTAAATGTGATAGAAATACCCTTACAAATAATTATTCAGCAGAAATAGCAAAAGGAAAGTCAGAAGGAAAAATTAGACTTAGAAAGAAACAATTTGATGTAGCTATGAAGGGTAATACAACTATGTTAATTTGGCTTGGCAAACAAATACTTGGTCAAAACGATCAAAATGTTGGAGAGGATTATAGCCCACTACCTATAGATGATATTTTATGAAATGTATATTTTGCCTAAGACCTATAATTAATAAACTGGAACAAAGAATTAAAGCGTGTAATGATTGTGTTGTTAAGTTATTAATGAAAAGGCATAATTTAAAAGTTAAAAAACAAGCACCAGTAAGTTTAAACCTAAAGAAATATGAGAAGATATAGACTAACTAAATCAGACAAAAATCCAAGAGGTGGATTGTCAGCTTCAGGTAGAGCAAAAATTAATAGAGCTACTGGAAGCAATTTAAAACCACCAGTAAGAACTAGACCAGACACTTTAACTGAATATAGACGCAAAGGTTCATTCTTGGTAAGAATGGGTAGCAGTCAAGGAAGATTATTTGATAATAAGGGTAGAAAAACTAGATTAAAACTATCACTAGAAGCGTGGGGTTATAGAGGAAAAAGTAAATCTGAAGCAGTAGCTTTAGGCAGAAGGTATTTAAGAATTTACCAGAATAAAAAAAAATAATGGCAGAATGTATGTGTGGAAGAAAAAAAACTAAATCAATGGTTAATAAAGAAATTAAAACATCACAAGAATTAGATAATTTAATTAACGATTTAAAAAGACATATTGCTTTTTTAGAGGAAGATTTACAAGTTAAGAATATTGAAATAATGCAATTAAGAGCAAGTCTTAACAGTAAAAAATAATGTCATTCAGCGAGGCACAAAAAGCTGTATTCACTTGTCCAAATAGATTCAGAGTTTTAATTACTGGCAGAAGGTTTGGCAAAACCCATTTGGCTATGTACGAACTATTAAGGTTTGCTGCACGAAATAAAAATGGAAAGATATTCTATGTAAGTCCAACCTACCGAATGAGTAAGGAAATAATGTGGAAGCCATTAAAGAAAAAGGTTACTGATTGTAGATGGGTAAAATATACTAATGAATCTGATTTAACATTAATACTTAAAAATGGTTGTCAAATAAGTTTAAAGGGTGCCGATAAATCTCCAGATAATTTAAGAGGAGTAGGATTAAACTTTTTAGTTATGGACGAGTTTGCAGACATTCCAGAAGAAGCGTGGACTGAAGTATTAAGACCAACTATATCTGATAAACACGTAAACGGACACGTATTATTTACTGGCACACCCAGAGGATTTGGTAGCTGGTCATATAATATTTATCAAAGAGGATTAGGTGATGATAAAGAATGGAAGTCTTTTAAATATACTACACTAGAGGGTGGACAAGTAGAACAAGCTGAAATTGAACAAGCTAAAAAAGATTTAGATGAGAGAACATTTAGACAAGAATATTTAGCATCATTTGAAACTTATGCTGGAGTTGTTTATTACAATTTTAATAGAGAAGAAAATATTAAAGAATGTAAATATGATAAAGATGCTGTCATTCACTTGGGTATGGACTTTAACATTGACCCGATGAGTGCTTGTTTATTTCATATTAAAAACAATGTTGTAGAAGTATTTGATGAGATAGTTATTTACAGTTCAAATACTGATGAATTTATTGATGAATTGTTTAGTAGGTACCCAAAACAAAAGATAGTTATATATCCTGATCCAGCTAGTAGGCAACGCAAAACATCAGCAGGTGGAAGAACCGACTTAACTATATTGCAAAATGCTGGGCTTAATGTTAAATGTAAGTCTAGTCACCCTTTAATAAGGGATAGAATTAATGCTGTTAATTCAAAATTAAAAAGTTTTGACGGAAAGCGATCTATATTTATAGATCATTCTTGTAAAACACTAATAAATAGTTTAATGAAACAAGTCTATAAAGAAGGTACAAATCAACCAGAAAAAAATAATGGTTACGATCATATGACTGATGCACTAGGTTACGCAATAGATTATTTATTTCCAATTACTTCAAACTTACCTAAATCAACACCTAAGAGATTTTCATAATGGCATACACAAGACAAGACATAGAACAACAACATCAATTTTATAAAGGTATGATGCCTAGATGGGAATACTTTATAAGAAGTTATTTAGGTGGCAAAGAGTTTCAAGATGGTAAGTTTTTACAAGCATATCAATTAGAGTTAGAATCAGAATATTTTAAAAGATTATCTTACACACCATTAGACAATCATTGTCGTAATGTAATAGATATTTATTCATCATTTTTATTTAGAGTATTACCCACTAGAGAATTAGGTGCATTAGAACAAGATGCAACAGTTCAATATTTTTTACAAGATGCTGATTTAGAAGGAAGATCATTTAATAGTTTAATGCGTGAAGCACAAACTTATGCAAGTGTTTATGGACATACTTGGTTATTATTAGATAAGCCATCAACAAATGTAATGACAAGAGCAGAAGAATTAGATCAAGGAATAAGACCATATTTAAATATTTATACTCCTGAAAATGTTATTGATTGGAATTATAGAAGAAATGAATCTGGTTATTACTATTTAGAATATTTAAAAATTAGAGAATCAATAGATCAAAATGGTGAGTACTATAAAATTTGGTACGAGGACAGAGTTGATTGTGTTTTCTTATCAACAAATAATAGAGATGAACCTAAAATAACTCAAACATTAGAAAATCCAATAGGAAAAATACCAGCAGTTATTTTATATAATCAAAGATCACCAATGAGAGCAGTTGGTATTTCTGATTTAACAGATGTAGCTGATTTACAAAAAGCAATTTATAACGAGCTATCTGAAATAGAACAAATTATTAGATTATCAAATCACCCATCATTAGTTAAAACAAGAGATACTGATGCTGGTGCTGGTGCAGGTTCTATAATTG